TTATCCTCAGGTTCTTTTTCATCCTCAGGTTCTTTTTTAGCTTCAGGTTCTTTTTTAGCTTCAGGTTCTTTTTTAGCTTCCTCTTCACCTTTTACATTCTCATTTACTTTCTCTTTATTAGAAGAATTTATACTTCCTAAATGTCCAGATACTAATTTAACTTTTTTTGAATTAGGGTCAGATAAAAATTTTACATGATTAACAACATAATCATTTTTTTTAATTTTTACAACTTTTCCAGGTTCAAGAGAAATATTTAAGGATTTAAGGAAGACTTTTTCAGCTGTTCTGTTTTTTAAGAAAAAATACATTGTGTCTCCTTTGTTTTTGTTTGTGTAGTATAGCCCAAAAGGGGCTAAAAGCAATTAGATTGCATAAGTAGCTTTGTAAACACCTTTAGTGTTTCCGATAGCATGTGCAAGATAAGCATCACTATCAATAGTTAACATATCTCTATCAGTTTCAAGATATACAGTGTGATCTCTTAAAATGAATAGCCATCCATATAGAGAACCTTCAGTTCCTTGTCCACCGAATGCATAAACTTCGTTATCTGCAACTACATCATTTTTGATTGTTGTTACAATATCTTTTCCCCAGAATGATTGGATTGAGTTAACTCCGTTTTTCCACATATCAGCAACATTACTGTCACCAACTTCTAACATACTCATTCTAATTAACTCTTCTTTCATTGAAGCAGTCATTAAGATTTTTTTAACTTCCATTTGGTTTTGAGTTGGCATTTGTAAGAAAGTTACTAGACTATCTTTGTTTAATGTGATTCCATCTTTAAACTCAATTGATTGAGAAGTTTTTGTGTATTCATCAGTTGTTTTAACAGCACCTGCTGTAGCTGCTGCCGCTTTTTCTTCTGCTAATGCTTTATTTGCACCAGCCATAACAGTTAAATCTTCAACTTTGTACATTGCTTCAGTAATTCTTCTTTGGAAGATTGATTTGTAATCAATGCTTGAGTTCATCATTTCGATTTTTGATTTTCTGATTTTTTCAGAAACAACTTTTTCAAAATAAACTTTGAATTTTTCAGTTTCGTAGTAATGGTAAGTTCCTCTACCTCTTAAAGGTACAGTAAATGCTCTTGTATCTACATCTCTATAACCCATAATTACAGGTTGATCTGTTTCTTCAGTTTCAATTAATTGACTTTCTGAAACAGGTATAGTGTTAATTACTTTTCTTGCGAAACCATTTTCTCTAATTTTATCTTGAACAAACATTGTTGTTGCTAAGCTTGCTTCTTTAACGAAATCTTTATCAGAAAAGATTTGTTTAGCAAAAGATTTTGTGCTTACATTAAGTCCATAAGCCGGTTGAATGTTATTACCCATCTTTATATCCTTTTTTATTTTTTTTTGTTAGATTGATGCTACTTTAAGCATATCTCCGTCTCTTTCCATAACTTCAAACACTGGAATAGTATGATTGTCATCAGTTTTAGCTAATCTACCATCAATAATAGTTAGTTGGTCACCAGCTGCAATAGGAGCATCTGGATCATCTGTGAATACTTTTGATAACACTGACATTGCATCAAAATAAGCTTCTACATTTCCTGATGGTTTTAATACTTTACCACCCATACCATTGTAGTAATTTGTTTCTGTTACAAGACCAAACCATTTTTTTGCTTTTTCAATAGTACAAGGTGCTCCTGTTCTATCAACAAACATTCCTGAACCAATAAATTTATCTGTTTCGATAATTTCTTTCGCCATACTTAAGAAGTCTGGAGATAAGATAATACAACTTTCGTTTCTATTTAAAACATATGGTAATGAAATACCCATAGTGTCTCCTTTTTTTTTCTTTAATTTTACTTAATTATTTCGTTTCTGTCAAATTTATTCTTCAATACTTTGACCTTGCAATACCCTATTTAAAAGGGCTTCTCCGTTTTTTGCTCCTGATACATCGAATTCATTCGCTGTTACAGAACCAAACGTAAATTCAGTCTCTTCACCTTGAACTTTTGCTGTTTTTTGGAAACCACTCAGTTCATTCTTTAATTTTTGGTTCTCTTCCTCAAGTTCTTCTATTTTTTTACTAGCTTCATCTATCAAAGAGGCCACTTTTTCTAAGTTTAGCATTAAAACTCCTTTGTAAAGTTTGTCATTTTTATTATAGCAAAAAAAGTTAATATAAGTAAACTTTTCCTGTCATAGCAAACATCCAACCAAAAACACCAAATACTAAAGCATGCAATGCATCATCTGGAACGTCTGGTGCATGTGTCCAAATCTTTCTTCCACTTTTAGATTCTTGAGAGAATTCTGCGAGTATATCTTTAAAGAAAGGCATTGATTCTTGAAGGTTTGGCCAGTTAATACCAATTCTTTTATTTTTCGACTTAGTAAGATGTGGTGAAATATATTCATGCTTTAACAATTTTATTATTGTATCTATAGCTGCTGTCTTATTTATCATAACAGCATTCTTTTCTTTTATATATTTCGAACCAGAAGCGAAATCAGTTCCACTATATTGAATTTGTAACACTTTATTACTACCATATTCTTGCATTAAGATTGAGTTTTGGTATGCACCCATACCCGCATCGGCACTTAATACATGAGCTTTATGTAATAACATTTTATTTCCTACAGATTTTAAAGTAACAGATGGATTACCTGCCGGTATAATGCTACCGTCCAACACATCTATATTAAAATCTTGTCTAACACCCATAACAATAACTGCTGTTTTAGATTTATTTTCTAAGCCCTCTCCTGACCAATCGACACCAATAATAATATGTTTGTACATTCTTGCCCACTCTGGCTGAAACATAGGTTGCATTGTTCTATCTTGTGTATGTTTCTTCAAATCTTCCAAGCTTAATGTTCTAGCACCTGCTCCTGCTGGTATACCTAATACCTCTTGGTTAAACTTATCAGCTGAATATGTTTCATATTTGTTCCACACTTCTTTCCATTTGACATGTGTTTGATGTATCGGCATAATTACTTGAGGCAATCTAATAGAAGTAAATCTATTGTCTTTTTTCTCTGTAACCATAAATTTTGATTGATGTTGATTAAGTCTTTTTCTGCAATGGATACAGATTAATCCTTCAGCTGAAATACTTTCTCTTGTAATAATATTAAGTTTAGAACAAGATGGGCATTTGTAAACTCTTTCTATTTTTGTTCCCTTATCCCAAATAATACCTGTAAGATTTTCAGACGACTTAGCTGTTCCTGCATAAGTAACAAAAGGATTTAACGATGATGTTATTACCTCTTTAATAACTGGTAAAGCATCAGGAACAATATCTTGAGTTTCATCTATAAACAAGTCATCGGCAGACTTACCCCTAACCCTTGCTGGGTCAGCATCTGCAAGTGAGGCATAAGTTAATTCTATATAAGAACCTAATGTATTCTCTTTGAAAAATACATTATTCCCTGACTTTTTATAAAATGCATCTAAATAAGGTGAATCTTTTATAACAGGACCTAACTTTGTTTTTGACCAAGTCTTAGCTTGAGCTTCCAATGGAGATACATACAAAATTCTATTATTTGGTATAAGCACAGACTTTGTTGCAGCCTTTACAGCTAAATAAACTGACTTACCAATTTGTCTACCTGCCAGAACAAGTAATTCAGGAGCGGCTAAATTGTAAACGAATTTCATTGGCTCATATAGGTCAAAGTTAATTTTTCTTCCTTCAACATATATGTTGTCTTCTACAAATTTAGCAATCCTTGGGTCTGTTTTTAATACTAACTTGTTATCTGACATCAACAAACACTTTTTATTTCTTTATAAAATGCTTGAAGTTTGTCTGTAACGTATTCAAAGATAGGAGACTGACCTTTCAAATAATTTTCTTCGAAAGAATTTGGGCTTTTTATCGATTTAGCTGCAGAGACAATATTATTGAAGTCAAATTTTCTAAATCTTTCTAATAGTTCTGGTGCTGAGAAATCAAATGTGTTTTGGAATAATGGGTCATCAGAGAAAAGAAGTGGTGGTTGTGTGTAACCAAACTCCATAAAACTTTCTTTTATATAATACATTGCATCACTAGTTATAGGCATATTTTTAGCTTCATATAAAGCCATAAGACAAATAATCGTCCAAACTATTGCATATGGTGGTTGATATTCTGTTGAAGTTGTATCAATCTCCATATCATTAAAAAATTGAACAGCATTCTCAAAATGGTCCCTATTTGTAATAATCAATTCTTGATTGTTAACAATATACATTCCTGCAATAATTTTTTCTATATCAGAGTAAGATATATTGTCTCTTGCCAATACTATTTCACAAGTTTCAACTTGCCAATCTAACATTTCAACTCCATACTTTTTAACTGCTGCGATAAACTTAACAAAACTAGAATATTTACCAAATGAAATATTTGATAGTGTACAATCTTTGTCTTTCGCCTTAAACTCTTTAATAGCTACAATCATACTATCCACAACATTATCAACCATATGTTTAAGCATTTATTTCTCCTTCATCAAATTCAAAACTTATATCATATATTAAGTCATTACTTTGCACTATATTAAACTCTTTATTCATAGTAATCTGTGTTTCAAAAGTGTTTGTTCCATCTTTATAGAAAATAAATGGAATTTTAGTAGAAGAGATATACATTCCCAACAATTTCTCTTCATTATTAACATTATTAAATGTAAAGTTAAAATCTTCATTTTTATTAAGAATATCTATAAACTCATCTCTCATAATAGGCTCTTTCAAAACAAAAGTGTTTTGGTCTGCCCCATTTATAGACACTAAAACTTTATTGAACTGAACAAAAGAAACTAAAGCTTTTTTAAGCTCTTCATACATTTTAGAAGGTTCTTTACCTTTTTGAAATGAAGCTTTATTCTCAAAAGTTTTTCTTAAGTTATCCGTAACATAGACAGGTATTTTGTTATTGGCTTTTAATAGATTAGCAAGATAAACAAATTCTTTTATTGTTAACATATATTTTTTAGAATATTCTTTATACACAGCTAACAAATGAGCTAAATTCTGAACATTTGAAACTAATAGATTTTTTAGAATAAGTATATTGTAAATCTTAACTGCCCACACTTGCTCAATTTTTGAATAAAAAGCAACATTAGTAGATAACACCTTAAGTAATTCTACTTCAAGGAATTTTGCATAATCTATTTTTGTTATAGTTAAATTTATCTTTTCAAAAGAAAACATTAATGTTAGGTAGAGTAAATCATAAATTGGTTTATCTATTTTTTTTATGGGCAATAAAAATTCTTCCAGTACTTTTTTGTATTTTGCTTTATTAGGATACTCTTCATTTTCACTATCATCAAATGCATCAGAAATATCTACTTTAATGTTCACTATTTTACTAAGGCCTTTTACTAAATTGTTTGTAACTTTTAATTTGAAATTGTTTTCATTTTCTATAACAAAATTTTCTGTATTATCTTCCAAATCAATAACTTTATTATCATAAATCTTATCAAAAATTTCTCTCTGAGCAGATACTTTGTATGTATTATCCTTAATGTTTCTAATCAAATAACAATAAAAATAGCTATTTGTTTCTTTGTTTTGTGTAATAACCTTTAAAACTTCTGTATCCATATCTGGAATAAGACCATAAGGTATTTTATAAATATAACTAAACTTCATTTTATCCTCCTATTCTTATACTAATTTTCTCTGTTTTGTCTGTTGAACCATTACCAAGACATCTTCTATAATCTCCAAATCTAATTTGATTTTCATAATGACCACAGTTACCGCAATCACAAGTATGAACTAACCCATAATATTTTCCATCTATTTGGAAGCCTATATAATAACCTTTATAACAAGAACCACCTCTATTTGACCATCCAAGATAAATATAATCACCAAACGAATTTTTTCGTTCGTTACCTCGTGTACACCATCTAGTATTTCTATCAAATTTAAAATCTTCAATATTTATTGGTTCTTTTAATGTTTTAGAAATAGTTTTGTCTTTATAAGTTAATTCAATATAAGAAACTTCTTTCAAACCTTTTAACAATTTTTTCTCAATGTTAGTTGCATTATTAGGATCTCTCAATTCTATAACATTATATTCAAAACTATTAAGTTTCGTCGCTACTACAGGCAAAACGATTCTTTTATTTTTATATACTTCTATTGGTTTGTTTTTTTGAATTCTATAAAAATTCATCACATCTTTACCAACAAACATATCTTTATCTGTTTTAACATTATAAAATTTGTCAGATTTTGTTTCACAAATTGTTATATCCTTGTTGATTGAATCATTCCCTAAAGAAAACTCCATTTCATTAATAACCATCATTAATCCTTTTTTTTTAAATTACAATATTTGAAAAATATTCAATATCCATATAATAAGAAGGTTGATCCTCTTCTAACGACTTAATAAGCTTTATATCAAAATCAAAATCAAACACTTTATTGTCTTTTTTATAAACAAGGTCTATATGTTCTTTCCCATCAGTATTGATACCATAACCGCCATTTGTAAATTTAATTTCTTGCCCTTCTATTACCATTTCCGAAAAAGGATACATTGTAAATGTTTTATTAATGTAATCAGCTTCTAAGTAATATGGATTTTCATTTACAACAATAAAATAATAAACGATATGTGCAGAATCTTTTGTCGTAATAAACTTCAAATTCTCAATAATTTGTAACTTATCTAAAGTTACTTCCATCTTTGTAATATCAATGTTATACATTTTTTTTGCATTTTGAACCCATTCAATATTACTTTTTGTTTCTGTTTTTCCTGTTTTAAAAACAGCATTAAAGTCTTCTTCTTTATCAGTATTGTCAATATAAGTAAAATAATTTGGATAAATATAATTCGGAACAAAGAAAAGTATATGTCTATGATTTTGAAAGTTAAAGACTGCAAAGGGGTTACCATTGTAATTAACAGCAGTATGTTTAAGCTTATCAACTCTTCCTATAATTCCTAACTCTGTTTTTTTTAAAAAATCAGGGAAGTTATATATACTGAATGTATTATTCAATTCAATTAAATAGTTTGTTATGACATTTTTACCAAAACTTGTTTCTGGTTCTAATGTAAATACAAAGGGTTTATTAACAACCTTTAAAGTCTTTTTCAACAATAGGACAGTTTCTTTTAATGAACTTGTAAATCTATTTGTGTATAGATTGTATACAAAATCTCCAAATTCAAATTCATAAGAACCTATAGTTTTGTTAAACTTAACTTTAGAAAACAAATAAAATAACCCATCCACTACACCAAATAAATGTTTTGCTATAGCGTCTTTATAAGAAGCATAAGGCCCATAAAAATCATTTATTTCAGTATCATACACAATTACACTGTTATTAGTTAAATTAAGTCCAATAGAATATTTGTTGTTTATAATAATGGCAAGGTCTACATCTCTTTTTAAAAACAAATCTTGTTTTTTAAATATATTGTTTGAAAGGTTCATAACTAACACTTGATTAACAAATGCTCCATTCAAAGGTAAAACAGTTACTTTCATTGGATTTCCTTATCTCTTTTTAAAGAATTATACCAAAAAAATAACTTATCTTGTTTTTCGCCCTAATAAAAGAAACCAAGAAGTAACCAAAAAAAATAAAATATTGTATCTCAACAGGGTTCCCCCTGTTAAAGATATACTATCTTAGAGTATCTTCTTACCGTATCTTTTGAACTTCGCAACTCTTTCTTGCTCTTCCAATTCTTTCAATTGGTCTTTTGCGTTCATAATAATTTTTTCTAAGATTTCTCTTTTTTTTTGATTTAATTCTTGTAATTTTTCCATATTTGT